GCCGTTGGTATGTTGTATTTCAACACTACTGACAACGAGATGCGGATATATGGTGGATCAACTTGGATTGCCGCTTCAGCCGCAGGGTCTGCAAGTCTTCTTATATACAAGTATATAGCAACTGCGGATCAGACTTCCTTCACTGGAAATGATGCTGGCGGTGCAACATTATCTTACACTACAAATAACATTAATGTTTACCTGAATGGTGTCCGATTAGATGCTTCTGATTACACGGCTACTTCTGGAACGTCTGTAGTTTTAGGTTCTGGAGCAGCAGTATCAGACGAATTAGTTGTTGTTGCCTTCAAGAGTTTCACAGTTGCAGACATGGTTCCTGCAAGTACAGGCGGAACCTTTACAGGTGCAGTCACAGCTAGTGGAGGAGTCGTAGGTAATCTAACAGGTAATGCATCTGGAACTGCCGCTACAGTAACAGGTGCTACTCAATCAGCAATAACTACTGCTACTAATCTTACTTCTGTAGGGACACTTACTGCTGCAACAGTCACAGGTCTTATAACAGCTAATGGTGGCTTGGAGACTGACACAAATTCAAAGATAAAACAAAAAGGAGCATTCATGCAATCAAGTACACATCAAGCAATGGTTTTAGGAGGTTAATATGGCAATACCAAGTGGGTCAGGGACTGAGGTTTTAAAACGAGTTGCTTTCCATGCAAATAATAATACATGGCGAACATTGATTACAGGAGTGGCAAATCATATTTACACCATATTAAGTATTGTTGCTTCTGAACAAGCAAATGCTGCGGAAACGATAGCAATACGAATTGATCTTGATGCTGCGGGTTCAAGTCAAATCTACTTAACACCAAGTACATCTTTAGCTGGACAGGAGACTTTTGTATGGAATGATAAATTTGTACTAACTGGCACAGATAAATTAGAAATCTATAATTCGGCAGGTGATGTTGATTGGTACGTCACTTACATCGACCAAGACTGGACATAGGAGAAACCATGAGTGGAATAATTGGAGGAGCAGGAAGCAAGTCAGGGGTGATTGGACTGATAAATTTAAGAGCAGGAAGCTCTGAAGGGTCTGTAAAATTTCCTGCTGGTGTCGTAGTTGGATATTCTTTTCATTATACTGATGGTTCAGGAGCAAATGGGAATTGGGTTACATTAGCAGATGGCAATTATAAACTTTTGCTTTTCTGTAATCAAGGCAGTAGTGTTGAAACAATACTAGAACATTGGACAGCAAGTTGTACAAATGGAACCGCTTCAGTAACCTCACAATATAACTGGAGTGGAATGTTAAGTGCAGAGGCAAGTGGTAGTCAAATTAGGGTTGTAACCGGAAATAGTGATTATATGGTACCCGCAATGTTAGTAATCACAGCATGAAATAAAAGGAGTAACCCATGAGCAGAGCAAGACACAAACAATACACAAAGGATAAGACATGAGTAGAGCAAGAACTAATGCAGATCAGGCACGTACTGAATCACTGAGTGTTGTTCCACACATCATCCCAGATGTGCTGTATCCTGCTGTTGCTCATCTTAAGTTAGATGGTACTGCTACTACTTCAAGAACTAATGGGCCTAATGGAACAACATTAGGGACTGCAACTAGATATGGTTCAGTACAAACTGACGGACGGATGTACTACTACACAGACATCAAAGGAAGCAAGCCAATCAAAGACCCTAGAATTGGCAGTCACTTTGGGAGTCAGAGGCACATGATACACTCAGCTCAAGTGCTGGAACAAGAAACTGCAACTCATGGGATAAATGTTTATTCTATTGATGGTAGAGAATGGTTGAGGATCGTAAATATTAATGCTGACGTCCGCAACGACCAATACGGTCAAGGTATACAATCGGGTGGAACTATGCCCACTGATCAATATTATGAGGTAGTGGGTTACTTTAATGATGTTAATATGATTGGTCTTACTTGGGCAAGTTTAACTTCTTATGGATTAAAATTTGCTATGAATGGAGCCGCATTCACCACTCCTTCTACCACTTTTAATACTACTGCAATTTCCCCACTAATAAGTAGGTTTCTTAATCAAGGTTCTGTCTTAAATTTACCTATTACTGCATCATTAGGAATTAATACTATTAAAATATCTACTGGTTCTATTATATCTGGCATAGAACTAATAGCCCAAGACACCTCCAACGTCAACAACATCCAGATTCCCTCACAGAATGTAGTCTCCTACGGAAAGAAGTTTACTGTCTCAGGGACACCACACTATGATCCGTTCAATGGATTTACCAACAGTACATCCCTGCACTCTGCATTTGTAGATACTGCAACATCACTAGGATTGTCTACAGGAACATTACATGGTGCAACATGGGCAATAAGTGGTTCTAACAATATAAGACCTTACAATGGAGGAAGAGTAGTCAAGTGGGTAGACTCTGCTGGAGTTATCAAAACCTCAGTAAACATGATGCCTCCAAATGCTCAGAATATTGGTACAACTGCTGCTGCTGAGATAACCACTCCAAGTGCAACGAATACCGCATACCTACCAGCCTTTAGTGATGATGCAATAGACCACTCACTTGCAGAAGTTGCAAAGACATTCCATTGGAGAGAGTTTGGGAATGGTTCTGCTAATGGTAATACTAGTTATGAGGATTTTAGTACCCTAAGTGGTACTGAAGATTCTAGAGCATATGTTATGGATGATGGATTAACAAGTATGTCAGCAATTAAACCTTCATCTTACCTAGATGGACTAGGTTTAGGAAATAGTAATAGTGATGCCCCCACAGAAGGTTATATTACCTTTATTGGAACAGGAATTCATATACTTGATAAAACAACGGGCTCTGGTTCAATGCAATCTGTACCATTAGTACAAAATTTACCCTATGGTACTCACATTTTAAAGATGGTAAGACAAACGTGGCCTGATTTTGATTATATTATTGATGGTGTTCAAATAGATTATAATCATGCTAATTCTGCTTCTGGTTATAAATGGGAATTTTCCTTCCACCAACCCAAGATGCCACCTATTCCAGAGGATGCTGTAATTATTGCAGATTATATGCTGATGGCAGATTTTGTTCCCAGAAGTGATAGCTCAGCAAATATTGGTCTAATTTCAAAAGGAGTAAGAAGGTCTAATATGAGTCGAGATTGGTTTTTTGAAAACACTTCAGGAAATGGGTTGTCTCTTGCCTTAAATGTGACAGAAAGTTCTAGTGGTTTTTCAGCAGGATTTGGGCAAGGTTCTGGCAATCAATATAAATCTCAACTTCCATCATTTTGCACTAATTTTGTTGCAACTGGATATAGTGTCAGTACAAGATGTAATTTATTTATCGATGATGTTGACACAGCACCTACAGCTATAGGTGGTGGTAATGGATCATACGGCAGATTGACAAGTAATGTAACTTTAGGACTACATACAGTTCGTACTTCTGAGTTTGCAAGTGGATACAATACTGCTTATGATTTTGATTTAGCAACCCCAATCCACACATCCTCCCACTACCAGACCTTTGAAACACCATTCCTGCATGAGTTAGTAGGAGGTGACAGGAACATGGAGCAGACTAATCTGGTGGTTACTCCAGATGGTAAGACTTGGGATGAGGTGACTAGGGATGTGGGGTATATTGGGAATACTCGTGTTCATGCTATGAGAGATGGTGGAGATATAGCGGCCACTGGAAGTTTTATTCATGATATTTGGCGGGGAGGTACAGCAAACGATGCTGGCGCACCGGGCCGTCAACAGTATTATAATAAAGATTTTGCTATTGCATACGATAGATTAGTTTGTTTAGTGGATGGTCAGTATGAGATAACTGCCAGATACTATACAGAGTCTACCGGCAACACAATTAACATACGGATCAATAACGCAATTGTGAATAGCATTTACGACAATGTTCAATATACACACTGCTCATTTTTGTGGAATTGTTTCTTAAATAGAGGTGATACTGTAGATATTTATGTGAATGGTGGTACTTTTAGGGGTACTGCTGATAACCAATGGCTAACAGGTCTTATGATTAAAAGGATTTAATATGTATATATCACACAAATCAAACGTAATCCAACAAGTCCACGAAACTGAATGGCAATGTCGGAGAAATGTAAAAGGACTAGACAAGTCTGAATATTGGACATGGCTAGCTTCTGTTACTTCTGGTGATCCACCTGTTGTAGATTACTCAGGTGAAACTGGATATACGATTGTTGAATGTACTGATGAGGATGTTCAGGCAAGACTTACTCAGTTAAGTGATTATATTAATAGTAATCGTAGACCAGATGAATCATTAGTTTACAACATCAAATGGTCAGACTCCAAAGTAAGTGCAGTCACAGGTCAGGACATGGATGGAGAAGACATTACAATCCAGACTCACTTCTCAGGCAATGACACCACTAAGGATGCTCGTTTACTGGCAGACAAGTGGACAGCAGTCCGTAGAGACAGAGACAATAGACTTAGTCAGACTGA